CTATACTCAGGTCAGGCGGCAACGATTTGCACGTCAGTTCCGCACAACGCAAGCTTCCACCAAGTTTTCACCTGGCCCATTCATAAATGAGTCCGACCCTGATGTTTAGTCTCACCCCAGTACGGGATGAAACAGTTGGAACGTACTCGTCCTCAGTCAGAAGGTATTTCTTACCCTTGTGCCAACGCTCCCGCTTATACTGCACCTTACGCCACGAAAGTGGCGGTTCAGGTGGTATATGACGGTAGCTGAAAGCATGAGCCGTTGGACCATAATTCTGGTCCGTCAGCTCATCGTCCTTGCTCTGTAGTGCTAGCCAATAATACGGCAGCACCTTTTTCACAAAGCGAGAACCAGGTTTTTCTGCCAAATACTTAAATGCCCAACGTGTATTCCCATACTTGTCATCAAGTGACAAATATATAGGTGTCCACGGAAGCATTCTCGTATCAAGCGGAATTTCCCTAGGGTGTTGTACCTTGATACCAGCCGTGTCCGGATAATCCGGGGGTACCCGCACCAATTCCTTTGAAACACGTACTAGCTCTGTTAGTAAATACAGAAGCGTAGTGCGTATTTCGGTGGGGTCCCATCTGCGAACAAGACCGTTGTAGGTCTTGTAGAGATACGCCTGATATTGACTGTTGGTAAGTACCTGACGCTCACCCTGTAGGTAAAAGGGGCGAACATCAGCTCCGCGGTAGAAATCAGCACCGCAGGATTCGCGAAACGGGTACTTGACAAATGTTTTGTCAAGGTTCAACTTCAGTTTGAAATGCGGAAAAACTCGCACAACGAACTTATGAAGCTTCGATGGATAAATTAAGTCGTCCCCGTAAACGGAGAAGACACCATCGATACCCGTTAGGTCCCCAATAGCCCTAATAAGACAATAAAATATTAGGGTTTCCACTGGAAACGTTAAACCGTTGCCCATCGGTAAAACCGATGCTGTGTATGCACGCCTGGTTTGTCCTTCAAGCTCGTAAGAGACTTGAGAGACTAGAGCCTTGCGCACTGCACAATACCACTTTCTTGGTAGAACTTGGTTTAACAACTCAATTGTAATTGAGTCAGACGCTGCGGACAGATCAGCCGTAGCATGAGATCGACTCATACTAAAGCCACGAACTAGATTCCGATGTCGGTTTTGCAACCGCCGGATGTCTAATCCTACTGTACGCAATCTCTCAGTCACTATCTGCCCTAAACCGTTGCTGTAAAACAGCGACAGCAGGGTCAGTGGTGTGATAGAGCGATACGTCTTCCAGCTTTTTGGAACCTGGATCAGGTTCAGAGAGTTGTGCTTCAACAGTTTGTCACTGGGCTTTACGCCCAACAACTTAACCATTGATGAGAGGATCTCGTCGCCAGGCAAAACCTGGTCCCAAAACCATCTCGTGCACTGTGAAGAGCCTGTAAATGCTTTCGCATTCGACAATTTGTTGTCGATGTATGCAAGGCTCAACGGACAACCAATGGAACTCTTCTTTCCGAATTTGCTCCGGATAACTACCTTTTCGGGCTCAAACGAGCCTAAAATCTCACGTGCAATCGCACGTGCCCTTTGTGCAACACGCAGTTTAAATTCATTCTGCGGTGCAAATTGGGTAAGTCGCTCTTGCTCGCTGAAGTACTTAGCAAGCGTTTTTACTTCGAGCTCCTTATCAGAAAAGGCATCCTGTGCAAATCGGTACTTCTTCAGGAGTTCCTGCATTTGTTTCCGCCGTTTAAAACGGCCCACTGATACCTTTCCCATCTCGGGGTGTTCAAACCCTCTGAAAGTTTCAATATCAGTGAGAAATGCAGCTTCTGCCTTGCGGCAGAATTCAAGTCCCTCAGAAGCACGGAAATCTCTGACAAGTGATAGCCATAGATTACGTGCTACCACATCCGTGTCATTATTGGCACGGGCCCTACAGTTCTTTTTAGCCATGGTAACTCCAATGGTTAAAGGTTCCTGGTGGCTACTACTAGCAACAGCAGATCAGAAGATAAAGGACAGGCCAATAAGCCAGTCAGCTATCTCCAAAATCAGCAACTGCAATGTATGTAGCACCTCAGTTAAGGAGTCCATTACTCAAGGCTACCAGCGGTGATGAAATCATCAACGTCGGCATCAGTGAGAAGTTGGCTCCCGTTATAACGCAGAGATGTAACATCTGCGGCTGGGGTTTCGGGGTGGAATTCGACTTCAATCCTAACAAGGTTGAAGACGTAAGTTCCATCCGCGCACTCAAAGGGCTGAACGACCAACATTGATCGTTTTGCCTTTGACCAGGTACCATCGGCCTGCAGGGCAGGATTCCGGTTACGAAACGTCGCATTCAAGCGGGTTAAGAAATCCGCATTCGACGTATCCGCAACATGTTTTCCATTGGCAACCGTTACTCCGTCACTATTCAACGTGACGGCGGAGCCACCAGTCGGCGCAGCTTGCGCCGTACTGCCATCGAGTATTGTCATACCAGAAATAGGCATAACTATCCTCCTTGTGCAATTAAGCACTCTGTGCCAGCGTTATTTAAGTAAACGCTGTGCAATTAATGCAATGGAGTCAATTGTCTTGGCTAAATCCAAGATATCTCCAGTGCGGAAAACGGGTAGTAGTGGAGTCGACACATTCACTGCCCTGGTGTAGCTTTCAAACGTATACGAAGCATCCCCGTTCAAGGGGTGCCCGTCCGGTTGATCGCCCATACCAGTGTAGAAATTTGTCGCATAAGCGAGAACATCTCGCTTAAGCTTGTAGCCAACGGTATTCCCGAGGACAGTAATCTCTGGCGTATAGCGCAGAGTACTTAACCAAGGGCCGATACCTACAAGCCAATCCACAACAAAAGACAAGCGGGTAAGTTCCCACATTGTCTCGGGCCAAAACCTAGGTGAAACACCTAGGAGGTCAGCAGTTGACGATGGATTCGTCTGGGTGTATTGGATACAAGCGTATCCAGCCGTATAATCGTGCGTATTAGATACGTACTTTACGGTCCCACCCACTGCTGCAGCCGTGCCGCTGTTGCGGTACGACTCGGACCGTTCATCCTTTGACCTAGCAGAACGAATCTTGCTAGCATCGAAGGCTTCCCGGTCTTTCTTCTTGGCCTCTTCTACCAGATCACCCAGCAGCATTACGAGTGGTCTAAACCCATAACGCAGCTCCAACCAGTCATTGGCAGCAGCATTTACCGCTGCCTTACCGGTTCGTTTACCGTAGCGTATGAGGCTTTTGGCTAGTTTTTTCTTAGCCTTTTTCCTCGCTTTTACGAACTTAAGAAGCTTCTTGAGCAACTTAAGGTTTCTACGGCGGTCTGCAATCAGAAATTGACGCATACCATTTAAAGGGTTTTTCAGCATCTGTATAGTCTCTCGGATTTCACCGAGATCCTCACCGAGGCTGAGATCTCCTGCCATCAACTTGCGGTGTGCCTTAACTAAGGCGCTATCACCAAGCGATGACAAATAAGAGGGAATGGAGCGGTCGCGTAAACTGCTCGCGACAAGACCCATAAAGCCACCACTTAACTCAACGGTGTAAACACCGT